CATATATTCACCAAGGGCCCACTCACGAGTAAATTTACGGGCAGCAATTCCACGATGGATAAACTTCGAATCGTTATCCTCTGTGTTTAATTCTCCCTTTACGGTGAGCTTGCCGTCTGCTGTTGATACATCAATATCTGTTTTACTAAATCCAGCGACTGCTAGTTCAACAACAAAGTTGTCTTCGTCTACCTTGATTACGTTATATGGTGGATAGTTAGTTGCACTTGATACTGTTTGAGCGTGACTCCATGTATCCAAAGCCCTATCGAATCCAATAAAAAAGGGATCCTTGAAAAGATCCCATGTATATGTTGTTACCATTTTATTCCTCCTTCAAGCGAATAAGTTAATATACGGGCCTCCTATTGGACAGCCCGTATATTATTATATCAAATATTTTATTTATTCGCCAGAAGACACTTCGGCTATCTTAGACTTAGCAATAGCAAGGACTGGTCCGACTAAAGGAGAATATCCCGTAGCCACAGCCTCCTTATTACATTTATTTACAGAAAAAGATAGAAACTCTCTGACTGCATCGTTTTTTGGTGTGCTTTCTTTAAATGCAACTATATAGCTGAATGCCGATAGATTATAAGATAAAGGATTTTTATTGTTATAGTTTGCCTTTATTAGTCCGTTAGCCAATGGCTCAAAATCACTAAGGAATTGAGATGCTGCTTTTGAAGTAGGAGCAGTAAATTTACCAGCACCATTTTCAATTAAGGCAAGTTTTAATCCACCCGCAAAGGAAGACTCTGCGTATGTTATTACGCCATTCATTTGACGAGCTATCATTACGACTCCATGAGATCCTGACCCTGCTTGTGAAGTAAAAGACAATGTTCCAGGATAAGCAGTCTTAAAGTCTTTATTGCCTGCTTTAGTCCAAATTGTTGGGGCTACTGAATTTAAATATTCTGTAAATATCTGACTTGTTCCAGATCCGTCTGCACGATAAGCAATTCGAATAGCTGTTGCTGGAATCTTTGGTTTGACTCCCTTAATTGTGTTATCTGAAATAATAGACTTATGATTCCATTTTGTAATCTTACCTGCAAAAATATTTGCCAATGTTTCTTTTTTAAGTTGTATAGGCTTTGAATATCCATCAAGTCTATAGATGACTCCGATAGGGCCAGCAATAAAAGGAATGTAGACTATACCAGATGGCTTTAATTCTCCTGGATTATATGGGGTATCTGTTCCAGCAAAATCAATAATTTTATTATTTAGTTGTGATCTACCAGCACCAGATCCTAATGAAGAATAGGTGATGGTGTTTCCAGTTGCCTTGGCATAACTAATTCTGCATGCGTCAAGGTAATTTGATATAAATGATGATCCCGATCCAACTACATCTTCTGATGCTGTGGCGGGATGTGATGTAAAGATACTAGCAACCAATGCTAGCGTTATGACTATAGATTTATTTCTCATAGTATTAACAGTATATCTTTTAAAAATACATAAGTACTAGGTTTAATGGAAACTCTGGGTTAAATATAGGATAACATTATATAAATGCAAAGCTTCAGGTGAAGGAATCGGAACTTCGTTCTCAGGTTCGGAACCTGGAGTACTACCATTATACGAACCTGAATGAGAGCGGATGATGAGAATCGAACTCACCCCTTCTGCTTGGAAGGCAGAGGCACTACCAATATGCAACATCCGCATTGCGCCCTTGGCAGGAGTCGAACCTGCGGCCAAGACCTTAGAAGAGTCCTGCTCTGTCCTCTGAGCTACAAAGGCTTGCTTTAATCATTTGGAATATCTGGATTGAATTCCATTTCAATTAATCCCTTTTCTCTGGCAATCTTTTGTCCTTCTGGACTTATATGCAGAGTTGCTTCTAAGTTTTCGTCGTACTCTATTTCTACTAATCCTTGCTCATATAGCTCAATTAAAGATTTATCAACATAATCTACATGAGACTGCCATAGCTCTGGGGCCAATTCTTTTGCATCTTCGCTAATAGCATAAATGATTTCTCCGTTTTCATCCATGCCTTCAAAACTTATTGCACCTATTTGTAGGTAGTATGCTATTCTTTCGTCATTTGAATCTTCTTCGTTCATACTGCCTCCTTGTGCAACATGTAGGACTTGAACCTACGATTACCGAATTATGAGTTCGGGGCTTTAACCAACTAAGCTAATGTTGCTTAGTGTTCTATTATAACGTACCGTCTTCGTTTTTGTCAATAGTTTCTTCTACTATTTGCTGCACATACTCTGAAAAATGTTTTCTTATATTACCCATAGGCCTAGACCCAGATGTTTTCCATATTCTTTTGTATTCAATTACATTTGAAAATGTAGTTGGGCATAATGTTACTCCGTTATATTCTTTTAAAACAGTTGGTAGCGGAACATGCTTACCGCAACACAAACATGCCTTAGCTTTTTCTTGATACGTACTCATAGTATTGTCATCCTGTCCATAGCATCTTTTAAGTTTTCTGGTATTCTTGGAGCTCTTATCATGTTATAAGAGTTTGTTTCTCCCGCTGGTGCATCACCAAAATCATTGTCGTAACTCATAGACTCATAAGTATGAATCTTTATTTCTTCATTAGTGTCAAACTTACTTCTTCTAATTGAATTATAAATAGCACCACATACAGCATCGGCTAAGTCTTTAGAGCCTTTTCTTGGGTGATCTACTCTGTCTCTCATAATCTTTAATTGCAAAAGCTCATCAATAAGTAATTGAATATGTGGTCCAGATAGTCTTTCTTCTGCAACTATCATGGCCATATCATCATAATGTTTTTTAGCGACAGACAGAATCTCTGTATTGATGCCGTATTGTTTTAGTTGTTGCATCATATCATGAGAGTTCCATCTGTCAAACGTACACACACGAATCTTAAACCCTCTGGTTTTTAGAGATAGTATGTAATCTTTTACTTCAGTAAAGTCTACTGATTTATCTTTTGTAGGTGTCCAGAACCTGACGGCGTCGACTTCAACTACGGGTGCTGGTTGAGAGTATGTATCTGTAACCTTTACGTTGACCCATTTATTTACGTGAGCCATTGCTACTGCACAATGGTCGTGCTTTTGAGCCAAGTCAACGTGCAGGAAGTATTCTTTATCTGGATCTGGAATAAACCATTCTTCTAATCTCCCAAAGTTATCTACTGCAAGATGTCCTTTGTTAAATGCTTTTTCAATCTTCTCTCTAGACTTAAAGAATGCATCTACGGCATCTGGTGGCATACATGCAAATCTAGACAATGCGTCTAGTGGATTAGTAAAAAATGCTACCTTAAAATCATCTATCTTTCTTACAGGATTAATATCCCATGTAGGCCTTCTGATAGCATAGACTCTAGGTATCTTGTATGAAATGATATGGTCTTCTTCCCATTCAACGGTGAACTCGTTTCCTTCCGTCCCGTCTGGCAAATCCTCATCCATCTTAAACTTGTGATCACGTACAACAGTTTCTATTTCTGCTACTACAGCATTGTATCTTTGCTGAATATAATCATTCTTATATCGTGGGAAAGAAAGAAGAATTACTTTACCAAAGTCTGGAAAACGTGAGTCTACTGATGCCCTATACATATCATAAATGGCAGAGCCAGTCTTAGCTTGATCGTGGCCTGTAGTATTATCAATTGCAAAACCAGAGATCTCATCTAGAATAACTACTATAACGTTATAGCCTTCCCAGGCTTCACGTTCTGAGTGGCCTGAGTGTACTGTAATAGCTTTATCAAACTTAATTTCTGCAGCCTTGTCTGTATACTTACCAGCAAACCACGGGGACTTTTCAATTCTTGTTTTAAATCCTTTAAAGAAAACATTGCTTGCCTGTTGAGAGTTAATTGCAATGTTAATAATATCAATGCTGTCCCCTGGAGGCTTACCATAATATGTTGCTGGATCCTTAAGGCACAATAGTAAATAAACTATATAAGCCGTAGCAATTGTAGAGCAATAATCTTTTCCCGAACCTTTACCGAGTTGTGCAACAATTTCATTTGCAGTTTGCTTAAATCTTATTCTTCCTTCTTCTTCTCCGAATAACTTGATAAGCGTTGACTCTTTGTAGATCTGCGAACTTTTTTCAATGAGGATGTACTGGTAGTCAGAAAGTTCTGGAAGCCCAAGGTATTCTGGACTTCTAACAAACGTTTTAAGATCGACTGGTTTTTCATCGAACTCCTCCCCATCAAGCATGTCGATGAGATCTTCAAAATCAAACGACATCCGCTTCCTCTACTGGGACTGATTCGATTACCCCAGTAATTTGAGATAATCTTTTTGCAACATCCATCTTACATTTAGGGCATGTTGAAGTTACTTCTTTTAAAATCTTTACTAGGATATCTTGCTTACGTTCTGTTTCTGCAATTTGATTTGCAATCTCATTATTTTCAAGAACTCCAATTGATTGTAGCATCCCTATGCGTTTTGCTTCTATATCTGCAATTAGCTTTAATGCGCCAGACTTAATGCCTAACTGACCAGACTGGTCTGCATCTTCTACAGTCTTCCAAGACTCTTTGATCAACATAGCATAATGCTGGTCAGCCCCAGATATGGCTTCTCTTGCACGGTCTCTTATGTTGCTGTCGTTATGGACTACATCTTTCCAGTCTCCGATAAGCTCAAGTACTTCTTTGCGCTGGATGCCCGTAATAGTTGCAATTTGGGTTGGCGTACTGCCTTTAAGTAGTTCTTCAACCACCCTATTCATTCTGTCAAAACGATCTGACAATTCTATTTCGCTCATTTATACAGTATACTTTCAGTCGACTAAAATGTCAATCAGATTTAGACTTAGCAATCTTATATAGGACTAAATATCCTATTAGATCGTCTATATCATTGTCTCCCGCATACCCTTGATTATTCTTAACCCTATTTAATTTATCATCAATACGAACCTTTAATTGTTCTGTTGCATCCGCCGTCGAAAATATTCTGGCTGGCTCCAACGCTGAGTTTCCGTATGATATATTTTTATCAATTAGCATATGGGCAATCTCATGACATGCCGCCCAGATCTTTGATCCCGCAGGCGCACCTACAGCCTGAAGATATAAGTCACTACAATGAAAATCTTTTGTGTCCTCAAATACTGGTCTTAACATTACCGCCTCCTAATTAATTGAAACTTCTCTAAATATCTCTGTATAGTCATAGCAGAGACTTTACACTCATCGGCAATTTCTGTTACCGTTTTCTTTTGAACAACATACCTTCTGTATAGCCAGGTCTGGCTTTGATATAGTTTCATCGTTCCGTCAACACTTTATTGGCATAGTGAGCAATTCCGAATGAATCTGCTACATCAAAATCTTCTAAAGAAATATTATATTTATTATTAAAATAATCTGCCGTTCTTTGTTTACGCATATTACGTAATTGAGTTTTATACCAAGAGTCTGCGTAGCCTGGATTCTTTACTCTAATAGCCGCCTTTTCTTCTTTGGTTGGGTTCTTATTTCCAATATATGCCTGCCAAGAACTAGGGGATATAGTAATAACGGAAGCGCCAGTAGACATAAGCTCAGCAATAACCACACCATAGACATAGGACAATTTTATCACAGCATCAGGAGATCTGACAAGTATTGCTCCTTCTACTGCTATGTAGTCACTCTTTAATTGATCCAGCATAGAGTGCATCTTTAACTTAGCGTCATATATCTTGTCATATATATCTGCACCAGATAACTCAACCTTGCCCCACTTTAATGGGATATCGTTTTCCATTAAACAAAAAGCAATTGAATTTGTAGAGGCATCTATGCCCAAAACTCTACTGGCCTTTGTCTTTACTAGTTTAGCTAATGTCATTAATCATCCCAAATAACTTACTTTTTGTTTCTAGGCTTACAGATTTTTCACAACTAGCGCACATAGAAGATGTGTTGTATCTACTTAGTTGAGCCTTACACTTAGTGCATGGCCTTGCAGATCCACTTCTAATAGCCTTTTTCTCATAATACTTTTCCATAATTCTTCTGTTGGTTGCAATTCTGCAACACTCATCAGTACAGTATTTTTGATTATGAGTTTTAGGGTTAAAGTCTTTCTTGCATTCTGAGTTAGCGCATATCATTATGCAGGTATCTCAAATCTATCTATTCTAATAGTTCCAACTGGAGTATCTTTAGAGTAGCACTCCTTCTTAACTGGACAGTATGTGCATGGTAGCTTAGACTTTGTTGCCCCTTCAGGCTTCATTGGCATGTCGCCATCCTTAAAGTTATCCCATACCTCTATCATCCACTCAAAGGTGTGCTCAATAATCTTTGTGTTTCTTTCATTCATTGAAATAGGTATAACGATCAGCTCTTGAGTATTCTTATTTTCATATAAAAAGAATCCTTCTTTAGCATTCTTAAGCTTCATATATGTAAGTAGTTGAAGAAGGTGATTAGGGGTAGGCTTCATCTCAGACTGTCTTGCATCCCATACCTCTTGCTTAGCCGTCTTGATTTCTCCAATTACGGTCTCACCGTCGTACTCCATAATTAAATCTATAAATCCACGGATAGGTGGGTATTCGTTAATGATCTCTTCTTCTTCAGCTTTCCATTGAGGCATTGTCTTAATTAAATTCTGAAGTCTCTCATGTGCTTGAGTACCTTGCGCCATGTTAGCAACAGCAACAGCATCGTTATCATCAATAAACATTGCTCCACTAAACGCCATATACCAATATCTAGGGCAGGTTCCGTGTCCATACCCAAGCGAACTTGGGCTGAATGACTTCTTGGTCATTTCTCCGTCTGCACGTTTTGTGTTTCTATATGACTCATCAAGCAATTGAGCAAATAGTTCAGGGTCAAAAAACTTTCCTGTATGCTTTTTAAATTTAAGGTTCTTTACAATATCTCTAGCCATTTACGAATTATACCTAACGACATACTTAAGTGCATCTACAAGTTTGTCTATGGACTCCTTTACTGAATAATAAACGTTCTTCTTATTGTTGTTTGGCGTTCCCGCTTTATCTTTTGCAATTGTTGAATAGATAGATGACATTACCGCAAACTTAGTAGACATTGCTTGAAGCTCCATAATAATTAGAGGAGCCTTAGCAGACGGAACATCTGGGTTCATTAATAATTTTACCACAATTGCCAGAGCCTTATCCAAATGCTCGTCCTGCATAAACTCATGCAAGTCATTGAACTCTGTTATTGTACTAATTAATTCAAGGGTGTTCTTATCTTCCGCCACTTTTAGCCTTCTCTCTTTTATCTAGTTTATCTATAAACAATCCAGTTGGGTAGCCAACTACAAAACCTAACATTATCCCTAATATAAATACTTCCATTAAATAAACCTCTGAACAATTCCATAGCCTATCCACAGACCTACGATGCCCATTAGACCTGCAAAAACTGGTGGAGCAGGAATTGGTAATCTAAATATGCTAAAGACCGCACCTACTGCAGTTCCTACCAATGTGGTCATAAATATTTCTTTCATTTCTTTTCTTTCTTATGATTAACTATGTATGGACCAACCACTGATCTTACTGTGCCATCTTTACGGATCTTAATGATCATTCCATTTCTAATAATGGTATCGTTAAACCTACGCTTGTTCGCCATTGTTATCCTCCCAAAACTGAATTAGTTCTTCTAATACAGCCCACTCTATGATTCCAAGACGGACCTTAGAATCTGTTCCAATTATAATCTTTAGTGCTGGGTGCATATCTCTGCTTACCTTAAAGGTGTCAGTACATATCTTAGCCCACACATCTTTGTTTAAAGCAAAAGATTTAGAAGATTCTTTGTAATCTACCAAGAACTGATTCCATTTGGCATCACCTTTTTGATAGTCACCTCTACCGCTATTCTTTTGTGCTTTAGCACCGTCTCTTTTAACTTCTGATTTTTCTGACATTATCCTACCGAATAAGAATTCTTGTGACCATCGGGACATTCCCAAAGCATTTGCATGTTTAAGGCATCCCAGAAATACTCTTCTGAATCCTTTTCACATTTAGAGCAAGGCTTAGGGCCTCCGATTCTTTCAAGCTCAGGCTTAAAAAGTTTTTCGGGTTGCCCTAAGAACTCATTAATATTTGGCATTAATTTCCTCAACCATTTTAGCAACTACATCTGGATTTTCTTTTAGGTATGCAACAGCTTTTGCACGTCCTTGAAGTCTTTCTCCGTTAACAGTATACCAAGCTCCACCCTTTTCTACAATGCCACACATCTCTGCAACATCTAGGGTTTCTCCAACACGATCTACACCAATAGTTTCCCCTTGGTAGTAAAAGTCGTACTGTCCCGATAGATTTGGGGGACCGAGTTTGTTGTAATCAATAATCCAGTTAACTGGTCTTCCGACTCTTTGCTCGATAATCTTATCGCCAACTTTAACACCAGCCTATAATAGCATTTGCTTCAGCTTCAGACGACCAGAGCTTAACGACAGTGGAAGAGAAGAACTTGACAGCCATTCCGCCTGTGGGGATGTGGCTAGCATGCATAGATCCAAACTGATTTCGTTGCTGTGAGATGAGAACAAGTAATGTGTTTTTGTTTGCGTAGTTGATGCATTTTGACTGCATGTGTCATATCCTTTGCTTCTGCACCAATCTGCTTAGTGTCTTGCAGATCTTTCATTTCATTACCATCTTTTTCAAAATAAATTGCAGGCAACAGCGCAGAGATAGAATCTACAACAATTAGATCAACTTCTGCATCCATAAGTTTTGTTGCAACATCTACCATATCGTTAACTGTTTTTGCTGGAGAGTAAATAAGTTTTGATGAGTCTACTCCTAGAGTCTCGGCCCATGTTTGATCATAGGAAGCCTCTGCATCAATCCAAGCGCACACCTTGCCTTCTTTTTGTGCTAAGGCTATCATCTGCAAACAAAAAGAAGATTTACCAGCAGACTTGTTTCCCCAAACAAGGGCTTGTCTGCCATATCCTAGTCCACCCCTTAGCGCAAAGTTAAGTCCAATGCTGGGTGTAAGTTGTTTTTCTATCTGTATGTCCTGTGCAGACTGCACTCTTGCTCTTGTCTTTGGATCTAGTTTTGCTAGAATCGAATCTATTGTTATAGTCATTTATACTCTTTCTTTTCTACAGTATAGCATTAAAATAAAATCCTGTGTATCCCCTAGTAGAATCAATTTGATTCCTCTTCATCCTTATTGACAGTCCGTAGGCTGAAGGTAAAAGACGGGTTATCCTCATCGTAATCTATAACTAATTCTTTATTCGATACATTAGCGTCAAGGAATCTCAGGGTTGGCACCGTTAGCTTGCCATGCTCTTCAAGCAATGCAACTAAAATTTGATTCATACTAATTGAAGTAATTAAACCTTCTACATCTTCCATTATTTTATTTCCTTAACCATAAGAGTTCCATCATCTAGTTTAGATAGGACTGGCTTACATTTCATTCCTTCACGCATTTTAGCGAGAGAAAACTTATATAGAGTTGGGAATACAATTACTCTAGTCAACTCTTTATCTTTATTTGAAAGTACAATATGGCTCATAGTCTTACCAGCCTTTGTTACATATGGTGTAAAGTTTACCACAATGTACTCGTCTTCTTCAAGGTCATATTCTTTGCGATATAAATAGTCGACAAATAGATCATCTGACTTAGGGTCGATATCGCTTACCTTAATGTATCTAGCAATACGGTTATCTCCTACCATAATAAAATACATCTGATTAGTTTCAATTGGTGTTTGCTCATGGTGAAATAATCCAATTGATCCCGTCTCGTCTACTAATTCTACTCTTGCCCAACCAGTTCCACGCTTAATAGACTTAACCATTCCAAACATAACAAATGATCCTAGGTCATCAAACTCTTCAATTGGTCTAGCCTGAGCTTTAATTCTTGGGGGTATTCCTGCAAGATTAAATGTAGGTATGCCTAGATACTCATAGTAAGATTCTTTTTCTTTACCGCTTCTTGGGTTATCTTCAAATGCCGCTCCACCGATTGCATTTAATGCAGACACTGCTCTACTGTTAATTCCGCTACCTTTTGTAGAAGCCTTCTGTATAAAATCAGCATAGTCGATATATGGTCTTTTATCTATAATCTTATTTGCAATGCTATCAGAAATAAACTTAACTTCAGCCAAGCCAAACTGAATTCTATCTTCCTTCAATGAGAAGTAAATGTCTGATTCGTTAATGTGTGGCAGAGATACACGAAGCCCTAGTCTTTTTGCTTCAATTAAATATTCTGTTCGGGCGTCTTTGTCATTTTTCGTTTTTAAGAATTGAAAACATGAATTCAAGAGGGTAATAAGTTTTAAGCCAAGCAGCATAATAAGAAAGCATAGAATAAGCAACAGCATGGGACCTATTAAAAGAATACCCAGCATGAGCCTCAAAAGTATGCCAGAGCGTTTCGGCTTGCTTCTTAGAAATGTGTTTTGAAGCCCCAGCAATAAACTTATCTTTGAATTGGTCGAACTCTTTTGCATCTTTTTTCTTTCCAATAATCTTGCGGACCTTATCAGCCTCTGACCAAGTCATACCACCCAAGTGTACGCATGCCTGCATAACCTGCTCTTGATATATAATAACACCATATGTGTTCTCGGTAAACGGCTTCATAATAGGATGAATAAACTGTACCGCTTCGTCTCCGTGCTTACGCTTAATATATGAAGCACCCACGGTATTCATAGCTCCTGGACGTACCAATGCATTTGATGCAGCAAGATCCTCAAACTTATCTACTCCCATTTTAATAAGAAGGTTAGTGTAAGGTGTTGCTTCAGCTTGGAATACACCCTTTGTATATCCATCACTTAACATTTTGTAAACCTTTGGGTCATCTAAAGGTAGGCTAGAAAGATTAATATCCTTGCCAGACCTTTCTTTAATAGACTTTAGTGTGTCTGACATAACAGACAAAGTCTTAAGTCCTAATGCATCTAGTTTAATTAGTCCTATGTCTGCAACTGTGTCCATGTCATATGCAACTACTGGAATTCTTCCAGACACTTTATCCTGTGCATCTTCTCTTGACTCAACTGGAGCAAACTTTCTAAGATCATCCTTTGCTACAACAACTCCTGCAGCATGCACTCCAACTGATCTAATTCTTCCACGAAGTCTGTCGGCCAACCAAGTTACCTCTGGGTACTTGGTTCTAAATTCTTTTGTATTAGGTGAATCCATGTAGTCTTCAAATGTATCTACCTGCTTAAGAGCTCTGTTAACTTCTTGAAGCGGCACCATAAATACACGAGCAGCATCTCTAATAACACCCTTATCTTTAAAATAAGTATATGTTGAGATAGATGCAACGTGCTTAAATTTCTTCTTTAAATAATCTTTAACTTCTTTACGGCGACGGTCCTCAAAGTCTGTATCAATATCTGGAAAGTCATTACGTTCAGGATTGATA